GAGATGAAGCGATCGCTGACTGTGGAAGCAATGAAATTAAAAGTCCAGCAGCAACTTGCTTACGGCAAGGTGCAGCCGGCAGCACAAGTGGCGAAGCCCGCCATGGAGCCGCCTGGCCGTGCGCCCAACGGCACCGCATTCCAGGCCTAGCACATGATCGACTCCGACCTGATCAACATCGCCCGCATCGGCATTGACGCCGAGGCGTTTGCCAAGTCGGACATCGGCAAGTTCCTCATCGGCAAGGCCCAGGCGGAAGTAGAGGCGGCGACGAGCGAACTGATCGACGCTGAACCAGGCGACTGGAAGGCGAACAACGATATACGCAACAAGATTCACGTGGCCAGGATGTTCCTGGTCTGGCTCGATGAGGCTATCCAGATTGGACGCCACGCCCATGAGCAACTGCAGGCGCTAGACGCCATCGAGTGACGCAGTAACAGTTTCACAACCAAGCACCTTCGGGTGCTTTTTTTACGTCTATCCGCAAGGACGACAGGAGGCGCAATGACTGAGCAACTGCAAGATGACGTACCCGCAATCGACATCGTAGAGAACAAGGCACCGATTGATATCGAGGCCGTCACCGAACAGACGATCGATGAGAGCGATCCCCGGGCGGCGATCTACGCCAAGGCCAAGGAGAAGCGCAAGGCCGAGGTCGAAGGGGTGCCAATCGGCAGTGAAGCAGCGCCGGCAGAACATGAAGTGCCGCATGACCAGCCAGATGAAGTGGTGGTCAAGATCAACGGCAAGGAAAAGAAGGTGCCTCGCGAGAAGGTCGAGGAGGCAGGTGGCGTGCAGGCGTATCAGAAACAGGCCGCGGCAGCAGAGGAGTTGCGCCTGGCCAAGGATGAGCGTCGTCGCCTACAGGACATGGAGCAGCAGTTGGTCGCCAAGGCGCAGCAACTGCAGGCATACGAACAACAGATTCAACAGCGGGCAGTGCAGCAGCCCGCATCACCTCCACCCGCTCAAGCGGGCGAGTTGAAGCAGATGGCAACGCAGTATCACGAGGCAGTGCTGAACGGGGATATCGAGACCGCCAGCGAGCTTCTGATCAAGCTGCAAGGGGCGCAGAAACAGGCCACCCCAGACGCAGATGCGATCGCCAGGAAGGCTGCGCAAGCAGCAATGCAGGCGCTTAACGAAGATCGGAAGCAGGAAGCATTCAAGGTGTTCGAGAAGGAACGCCAAGAGGCCAACGCCATGTTCGAGGATGAGTTCGCAGACATTGCTGATGACCCCGAGCTCAGAGACTGGGCTAACACGAAAACCGCGAGGCTCTTTGAGGAGCACCCCGATTGGGGTCCGAAGAAGATCATCAGCGAGGCAGCACGCCAAGTGCGTGAGGCAACAGGTAAGAAGGTCGCGGCGCCAACCTCAGACAAGACCGAGGCAAAGCGTTCGATGACGACGGTGCGTGGAGGCAGTGTAAGGGCAACGCCCAAGCCTGCACCCAAGGCGCCGACCCGCAGTCAATACGTTGAGAACCTGCGCAAAGCGCGGGGGCTCGAATAATCAATTTCTTTTAGGAGATTCAAATGGCCCAACTTTGGCAAACCGACTCCCTCGGGGGTTACATGTACTCGGACGAACTGTCCGACGTCATCCGCACCGCACTCCAGCCCATGTCCCGTTTCCAACAGCATTGCGATGCTGCTGACTTCACCGACAAGGGTTACGGCAAGGGCGAGCTCTTCACCTGGAACATCTACTCGGACATCGCCACTCAAGGTGGAAAATTGGCTGAGACCCAGAAGATGCCCGAGTCGAACTTCACGATCACCCAGGGAACTGGCACGATCTATGAATTCGGCAATAGCGTTCCCTACTCTGGCCTCCTGGACGACATGTCCAAGCAGCCGGTCAAGCAGATCATCCACAAGGCACTGAAGAACGACGCCAACAAGGCGTTCGAGCAGGAAGCCTATGAGCAGTTCGCTGCTACCAAGTTGGTCGTTTCACCGACCGATGGCACCAGCACGAGCGCCATTGACTTCCAGACCGATGGCTCCGCCGGCACCGCAGCATCGATCCTGATGAGCAACGTGCATGTGAAGTTGATCGCCGACCAGATGAAGGAGCGCAACATTCCGGTCTATGCGGATGGCAACTACCGCTGCATCGGCAAGCCTTCTTCGTTCCGTGACCTGAAGGACGACCTCGAGGCTATCAGCCAATACACCGGCGAGGGTTTCAGCGCGATCCTCAACGGCGAAGTTGGCCGCAGCTACGAGGGCATCCGCTTCTTCGAGCAGACGACCGTCAATACCACTGACTGCTTCTTCTTCGGTGAAGACACCGTCATCGAAGCTATCGTCTGTCCTCCGGAAATCCGCGGCAAAGTGCCGACCGACTATGGTCGTGACAAGGGTATCGCATGGTACGCCTTGGAAGGCTTTGCTCTCGTCCATACCGTTGCCGCCCAAGCACGCATCGTGCGCTGGGATCATGCTTAATCTTTGAAAGGAAATTGACATGAGCTATTCCAACCCCACCACTGTCACCTACACGACTGGCGCCATTACCACCACTGGCGCTGCCGTGACTATCCCGCTCAAAGGCCCGAAGGGAATGTCTGGTCGTCTGGTTGACATCATCGCCCGCTGCACGACCACCCACGCTTTAGGCTCAACGCCGACCAAGCTGCAGGTCGGTATCACCGGCACGCTCGAGAAGTACGCTGCGTTCCTGCCGCCCGCTTTGACGGCTCCGGACGTCTCGCTGCTTAATGAACTGCCCGGTGCGTCTGCGGTTTCTGATCGCAACATTGCTGCAGATCATTGACTGGTTCTAAGGATAAACACCATGGAAAACACTGGAAACAAGCTCGGCCTGTCTGAGCAAACCAAGTTCGATGTGAAGAAGCCGCTCCGCGGTGAAACCAACGAGAAGTCGCAGCGCCCGACTCAGAAGACCGAGAGCGTCAAGACCGATCGTGGTTCTTTCAAGATCAAGTAATTGATCTGTTGAAACAGGCGGGGACTTCGGTCCCCGTTTTCATTTCAGGAGGCTGAGATGCGCATCACGATGATTGAAATGTCCGACCGTAAAGAGAAGGACGACAAATACACCGAGCAGTCTGACTACATGCTCGGCATGAACAAGAACAAAGCAACCGTCATGCCCCGTGAAGGCAAGATGGTCGAGACCGACAATTACCAGACCGGCCTCAACTGCCGCAAGCCCCTATGATCCACTGGACCAAGCTCAAGCGTGCCGTCGAGGACGCCGGTGGTACCTGGACCAACCGCGATGACGCTGAGGTGTTCCTGGCCAATGCAGGCATCGAGGTGGTTGATGATCCAGCACCTGCACCTGTCGTGCAGCCTGCCGAGGTGGAATTTGACAAGCGCAAGCCCCACGGCGTTGTGGTCGGGTCAGATAAGCGATTCCCCGGCGCCGCCTACGTGCAGGGTGGCCACTACTTCGACGCCACAGGCAAGAAGGTAGGCTGACATGGCGAAATCCACGTTTCTCGAATTGTGCAAGAAGGTCCGCAGCGAGTGCGGTCTGTCCGGCACCGGGCCTGCCGCGGTCACGTCCCAGTCTGGGATGGACGCGAAGATCGTCTCATGGGTGGCCGATGCGGATGTCGAGATCCAGTCGCTCTGGCTGGACTGGGACTTCCTGCACGTCGATACGTGGTTTGAGACGACAGTCATCGGAACAGCCGCTGTTCCTGCGCCTGCAGACATCGGCGCCTGGGACATGGACTCGTTCTTCCTCGACTACAACACCAGCACCTACCAGCAGCTATCGACCATGGACTACAAGGTCTGGCGCAACACCGCAAGGAACGGCGTCAAGACCAACACGAAGCCGTCATTCGTGGTAGTCAAGCCGGACCAGTCACTAATCCTCGAGGCGCCTCCTGATGCCGTCTATCTGCTGACCGCGGACTATTGGCAGATACCGGTCAAGATGACCGCCAACGGCGACACGTCAGCCATACCGCAGGAGTTCGAGCGCGTACTGATCGCCCGGGCCAAGATGATGTACGCCGAGCACGACTCAGCGAACGACATCATGCTCTCGAGCCAGGTCGAGTACGACTATCTCCTGGACCGGATGGAGGCGAAGTATCTGTCGAGCCAGGCGCATCGTCGCTACAACGACCCCGGCAAGCTGACGGTGATCGTGCAATGAGGATGGTCCCGCCCAAGCGGCCGCACCATCCAGCCCGGGACAAGACCGACCTCAAGTACATTCCATTCGGTGGGGGCATGAACCTCATCGACTCGCACGTCACGATGCCAGACGGGATGATCACCGAGTGCCTGAACTTTGAGCAGGTCTTCGGCCAGCAGGGCTACTCCCGCATCGGTGGTTACGAGCGTTTCGACGGCCGGCTGGAGCCGCACAAGGCCACCTACTACGTGCAGGAGTTCGACACCGGCACGGCAGAGATCAGCGAGGGCGACATCGTCACCGGCACCGCAGCGTCGGCTGACGTGTTGCTGGTAGAACTTGAGTCTGGTACGTGGGCAGGCGGTGATGCTGCAGGACGATTGATCCTCGGCAATGTCACCGGGTCATGGGCGG